ATGTGGCTCGACTCCCTCAAGGCTGCGGGCTACTCCCCCAACACGATCGGCACCCGCCGATGCCAGATGTCTGCACTGTCGAGGGCGCTCGAAGGCGATCCGAGGGACGTGGAAGGCGACGACCTGCTCGCCCACTTCGCCGCGAAGGACTGGAAGCCGGAGACACGCAAGGGCGCGAAGAACGCCTGCGTCAGCTATTTCCGATGGCTCAAAGCGTCCGGCCGCAGCGAGGCCGATCCGAGCGAGTTCCTGCCCACCGTCAAGCGTCCCGAGCCGCATCCCCGCCCGTGCCCGGACGTGGTGATACTCGCCGCGCTACGCAAGGCCACGGACGGCGAACGGCTCATGCTGCGCCTCGGCGCGGAATGCGGTTTGAGGCGCTTCGAGATAGCGAAGGTGCACAGCCGCGATGCGATGCGCGACCTCGTGGGCTGGAGCCTTGTCGTCGTCGGCAAGGGCGACAAGCAGCGCATCGTGCCCATCGGCGACGACCTCGCCCTGCTGATCCGATCCGCCAACGGCTATCTGTTCCCCGGCCGATGGAGCGGCCACGTCGAATCATCCTACGTCGGCCGACACCTGAGCGACCTCTTGGGCGACGGATGGACGGCGCACAGCCTGCGCCACAGGTACGCGACAACGACCTACGCCGCCACACGAGACCTGCTGCTCGTCTCCAAGCTCCTAGGCCACGCCTCGGTCGAGACCACGCAGCGGTACATCGCCATGCCCGACGACCGCCTGCGCGCCGCAGTGGAAGCCACGCGCCTCGCCGCATGATGTTGTATTGATGTCATATTGATGTATAGTAGACGTATTAGGAGGTTTGATGGAGTTTGAATACGATCCGGCGAAGAGCGCGAAGAACCTCGCCAAGCATGGCATCGACTTCGAGGCGGCCCAGCGCATGTGGGACAACTCGAAGACGGTGACGCTGACCGCTCCCAATCCCGGCAACGACGACGTGCGCTATATCGTGCTCGGCATGATCGACGGCAAGCATTGGACGGCGATCACCACCAAGCGCGGCAAACGCATCCGCATCATATCCGTGCGCAGATCACGCAAGAACGAGGAGGCATACTATGACAGCCAAGAATAAGGTTAACGCCAAGGCGATCACCAGCGACCAGCTTGAGGAGATGTTCGACAACGGCGACGACATCCTCGACTACGTGGACATGAGCAATCCCGTGGTCGAACATCACCCCCCGCTGGAAAAACGCATCACGCTCACGATGCCCGCATGGATGGTCGGCGAACTGGACGAGGAGGCCGCCGATCTGGCGATCAGCCGCAACGCGGTCGTCAACACATGGATCGCCGACCGCCTGCGCACCACGCGACGCCGCGAAACGATCCACGCCTAGCCCATAAACGACGAAAAGCCCCCGAACCATGCCGTGAGTGCGGTAGGTTCGGGGGCTTTGTTATGTCAGGCCTTGGATGCCTTGGCCTTGAGGGTGCTTGCGCCGATGACGACGCCGATGGTCAGGGCGACGGCGTTGATGGTCGTCGCGGCCGGATCGGCCCATGTCCAGCCCCATACGGGGCCGAGCGTCTGCACGAGCACGCCGATGGCCGGCAGCACGATCAGCGCGAGCCATTTGAGCACGTCATAGGCTCGGTTGGGCAGCAGCCAATCGGGCACGGTCGGCTCCGTGCCGGCGGTCTTGGGTTCGGTGTTTTCGTCGGTCATATTGTCCTCGATTCTCTGGATATGAACCTAGGAACCTCGCCCTGTGTCGGGTTCACGGTTCCTGGGTCGGGTTCGGGTCGGCGCTCAGTAGTGCAGCACTTCGCCGGGATAGATCACGTTGGGGTTGCCGCTGCGATACCCGGTGAGCTGCGTGTAGCTGATGCCGAGGCGTGCCGCGATGCCGCTGAGCGTGTCGCCCGCGCGGACGGTCACGGTACGGGATGCCGGCGGCGCGTTGCCGCCGGTGGCGACGCTGCCGCCGCCGTTGTAGGTGACGACCTGACCGGGCCAGATGCGGTTGATGTTGCCGCTGGGCACGCTCCACCTGGACAGCGGCCACAGGCCGGTACGCGAGGCGATGCCGCTCATGGTGTCACCAGAGCGGACGGTCACGCGGGTCGTGTTGGCCTGCGTGGTCTGCTGCGGCGCGACGGTCGCGACACCGGCGAGGCGTTGGTTGACGATCGCCATTACCCTGTCGTAGTTCGCGCCGAGCGCGTCGCGCCGCTGCTGGCCGTTGCCGTAGTCGCCACGGATCGTGGCGGTGGCGAGGGCCTGTAGGTCGACGGTCTGGGTCGGCGGCCTCTCGGTCTGCGGCGGCGTGGCCGGCTTGGCTGCGCCTGCGGGGTTGGCGTAGGCCTGCCACTGGCTTGCGTCGCCTCTGAAGTAGTTGAGGTCGAGCGGCCCGTTGTAGCCGTTGACCCAGCCGTTGGAGGTGTACTGGCGCATGGCCTCGCCGTAGATCGCGTAGTTCCATGGGCGGCTCTGGTAGCCGGTGGGCGCGTTGCTGGCGTACTGGGCGACCCACAGTCCGCAGTTGGCGCGCACGTCGGACGGGATTTGGTTGATGGCGCTGGCCTGCACGTACACCATCGGCCATACGCCGGTGAGCGTGTGCACGCGCTGCACGAACCGGCGCACCCAGTCGCCATTGCCCCACTGGGCGTTCTGATAACTTTCCCAGTCGAGCACGAGCACGGCCCTGCCGATGTAGTCCCTCGCCCGGCCGACGAAGTAGTCGGCCTCGCTCGCGGCGTTGTTGCCGCCGGCGTAATGGTACAGGCCGAGGCTCTTGCCCCGGTCCGTCACGCACCTGGCCTGCGTGCGCCAACTGGAGTTCTCGAAGCCGACGCCCTGGCTGACCTTGACGACGGCGAAGTCGTACTGCGCGGTGCAGGTCACGTTCGAGGCCTGCCAGCCGGACACGTCGATGCCGACCATGTCGGCCATGGCGATCGCCGGCGTGCACGCGAGCAGCACGGCGAACAGTGCCGCGATGAGGGCCTGTAGCGGCTTGCTTTTGTTCTTGATTTTGCCCATTCGTTTTCCTTCCTGTGTTGGGTGGGCATATGAAACAGCCCCCGCCGGGATGTCCGGCGAGGGCTAAACCTTCTTGGGGGCTATCGGCGCGTCCTGTATGTCCTGATTGACTTGGGTGCCGTGCCCGTTGCCGCCGAGGCTGTGGTAGCTGTCGTAGACGAGCTGCGCGGTCCGTTTGGCGGTGTTGCCGGCGATGCCGCCGTTGGCGACCATTTCGCGCTGCATCTGTTCGAGCTTGCACAGCAGGAGCGTGCGCACGCCGGTCTGCATGGCGTCGGATTTGCGTCGGTAGCCGCGCCACCAGCCGAGCATGTATCCGCCCAGGGCGGTGATGATGCCGGTGGCGGCCCAGACGGTGAGCTGCTGGGCTATGGGGTTCACTCTCCGCTCCCCTCGTCGAGGCCGGCGATGTATGCCCGTACGGCTTCGCGGCCCGCTTCGGGCACGTCGTCGATGGTCTTGCGGCCGGCGATGACGAGACGGGCGTAGACGCGGATCATGGCTTTGCTCATGCTTCACCCCCTGACAGCAGCTGGTAGATTTCGGCCAATGCCTCGTCCTGATCGAGGCTGGACGCCTCCAAGCCGGCGAGGCGCTGACTGTCCGATTTGGATGCCTGCACGCAGTCGAGCCAGATGCTGTCGGCCTGTTCGATGGCTTCCTGTTCGGTCAGGTCGCGGATCGTGTAGGCTTCGTCGGCGGTGTATTCCGTCCATGCGGTTTCGCCGTCCCCGTGCATGACGGTGGTGATGTTGCGGCGGATGCGGATGTCCGCGAGGCCGTCGCCGCGCGGGTAGTAGCTGACCTCTTCGAGGGGTTCGAGGCTGGATACGGTCTGGAGCATGGGTTTTCCTTCCTGTGTTGGGTGGATAAATACCGGGTTGCGCGGCGCATGGTGTGGTCGATGCGGTGGCGTCGCCGGTATCGGATGCTGTCGCTGTTGCGCAGGTATCCGTAGTAGGAGCAGCAGCGTCGCGCGAGCTGTTCGGTCATGGGCCGGCGTCTGGCGCGGTTGAAGGTGCGGCGGGCGCGGAGGAACACGCCGCTGCGGATGTTGACGCGGCCGTGGGGTCGGAACGTGTAGCCGACCATGTCGATGGGTTCGAGGTCGAGGCGTTTGCAGTTCCATTCCTCGTGCACGTCGAGTTTGAGCGCGTCCTTCAGGTAGCGGACGATGCGGCGGGCGGCGATCTTCAAATCTCGTTTGGAGGTGCCGATGAGCAGCAGGTCGTCCATGTACCACAGTTGGTGCGTGATGAGCCGGCGGCGGGTGATCTCGCCGGTGCGCCGGCTGGTGCGTTCGATGGTCATGGCCGGCGATTCGATCCAGTGGTAGGCGTGGCTGAGGTAGTAGTTGGCGAGCCATTGGCTCAGGTAGTTGCCGATGTTGAGGCCGTTGTCGCCTTGGTACCGGTCGATGAGGTGGAACACGAGGCGCAGCAGGATCGGGTCGCCGACGTCGCGCGTGAGCATCGCCTTCAATGTGGGGCGGTCGATGCTGGGATAGTATTTGCGCACGTCGAGCTTCACGAACCATTTGCTGGATCGTTCGCGTGTCCATCGTTTGATCGCGCGGCGGGCGTCGATGGTGCCGCGATTGGGGATGCTGGCGGTCTGCCATCGGCCCACCTTCGCGTCGAACAACGGCTGGAGGGCCATGACGGCCACATGGTCGTATATCTGGTGCCTGACCGTTTCGCGGCCGATGACGCGGTGTTTGCCGCTGATCGGTTCGACGCGGTTGAAGTACGTGATCCTGGTGTCGCGGTATCGGCCTTCGCGTATCTCGTCGGCGATCCGTTCGGCGAGCCGGTCGAGGTCGGGGTGGGTTTCGAGGAAGCGGGTCACGTCGCGGCGGGACCGTTTGCCCTTGAGGTAGTGATCGATCGCCCTGCGGACGAACATGGGCGTGGCGCAGCGGGTGTGCTTGCAATGGGTTTTCAGAGCGTTTCCTATCTGGACTATGCCGGCGTTCGACGGTGCTGGATGGGTTCGCCTACCGGCCGGGTGCTCGGTTTGATTTTCGGCTGGGCCGTGGCTTGCCCTCTCACTGGCTGGCGTGGAGGGTAGTTGTGGCGTAATGGCGTATATGCGTTGACAGGTTCCTGATATGCGGCCCCCGATGTTCCACCTGCGATTCGCGAGGTCGTTCCTGAGGTTCGCGGCGAAAGCGCCGCAGGCAGCCCCATCCCTGAGGTTGCCGAAGCGCTGCACCACGCACGGACGTCGGAGGCGTACCGCCACAAATCCCAAAAAGTTGCGAAACGTAGAAAGGGGGCTTTCGCCCCCTCGCTTCGCTTCACCCCCCATCGCACTGCGGCTACGCCTTCGTGCGACCGAGCGCAGACAGGCGGCCCCCGATGTCCCACCAGCGACGCGCGAGGTCGCTCCAGAGGCTCGCGGCGAAAGCGCCGCAGGCAGCCCCACCCCCGAGGGCGCCGAAGCGCTGCACCTGTCGGAGGCCTTGGGATGTGAGCGGGTTGGCTCCGATGGCGTCGCACATGCCGGTGGTGCTCGTCGCGTTCAGGCCCGTGGGGATGATGACGCCGTTGGACAGGGTGAAGTCCTCGGCGTAGCGCCATGAGTCGTTCGTGGTCTTGTCGCGTGCGGTGAATTCGCCGATCTTGGTGTAGTTCGCCGTCGAGGTCTTGGATGCCTTGGTGATGTCGAACACGCGGTAGAGTTCGATGCGGCCGAGGTTGTCGTTGTCCTTGACGGCGTTGGCGATGAGGTCGGCGTCGCTCTCGTAGATGCCGTTGAACAGTTCGATGCCCTGTAGGCGGATGGGTTGGTGGTTGGCGGCGAACGCGGCGGATGGGCGGCCGTCGGTGCCGAGCAGCTTGTCGGTGGCCCCGGTCTTCCACGGCATGCTGTTGACGAAGCATGCGGTGGTCGTGGTGATGGCGTCGCCGTCGAGGTTGAGGGCGGTGTTGCTGGCGTCGATGGCGGTCTTGCTCAGGATGGTGCGCGCCCGGGCGGCGCTGTAGTTGCCGGCGTTGTTGCGTTCCTTGTCGGTGCCGACATTGACGGTGCTGCCGACGTCGAAGTTGTTGGCGGCGCTGGTGGCGATGATGACGCGCTTGACGCCGGTTTCGGCCTTGGTGACGGCGGTCTGCGGCGTGTACTGCCAGCAGCCGCCGAGCACGTCCGAGTTTTTGGTGGCGTATTTGAGCATGAGCATGAGCTGGACATAGAAGGTGTCGCCTTGGCAGCGGCCGGCGTATCCCTTGCCCTTCTTGAGCGCGTAGTCGATGGCCCGGTTCTGCGAGCCGAACTCGCGGTCAATCTCGACGCCGCTGACGGACAGCGGCCGTTGGCTGGCGTCGAGCGATGCGGCGTATTTGGCGAACAGCAGGCAGGGGCGTTTCGAGCCGTCTGGCAACAGCACGCCGGGCAATGGCGTGTATCCGTCGTACTGGGTGTCGCTGTAGAGGAATTCATTGTGGGTGCTCGTGGCTTCGAGCTTGTAGTAGCCGGGGCATGTCATGACGTACACGTCGCCGTTGGTGCCGTCGCGTCTGAAGCGGGTGTCGATGCCGTCGATGGCGGTGACGTGGGGCACGCCGTCGTCGCCGATGGTGGCGTTGACGTCCCACACGCGGAAGGCGGGCAGCGCGGCGTAGTCGTCGCGGCCGGCCTTGTCGTTGGTGCTGATCTCGATGGTCAGGTTGGCGTTGTCGCGGGTCTTCACGCCGACCGGGGTGTTGCTGTACGTGTATTTGGGGAATTTCACGCCGTATATCTTGCCGTCCGTGTGGGCGGTGAAGTAGGCGGCGATGTTGCCGTATTCGCCCTTGGTGGAGTCGTAGGAGAATCGCACGCCTTGGGCGGCGTTCTTGTGGACCTTGGCGATGAGCTGGGCGGTGTCGGCGAGGGTCATGACCTTCTGCGCGTTCGCCATGATGGCTCCTTCCTGTTTATCGGTTGATGATGTCGAGCGCCCAGTCGATGTCGGACTGGGTGAGCGGCGGGATCGTTTCGGCGTCGGACAATGCCGGCGCGATCACGGTGTCGTACTGGGTGTCTATGTCGGATTGGGTCGCGAAGACCACGCCGGCGGCCGCGCTGGCGGCGATCTTGGCCTTGCAGTCGTCGGAGAGCTGCCGGTATTCGATCACGCTGGTGCGTGCCGCGTCTGCGGCGTCCCTGGCCTCGCCGGCCGCGCTGACGGCCTTGTTGATGGCCGTGGTCGCGTCGTCTATGAGCTTGTCGAGCACACCCATCTGATCCTGCGCGTCGGGCGCGGTCGCGTCGAACACGGCTCGTTCGACGATGCCGTGGAAGTTGCGCGAACAGGTCTTCGTGCCGTTGACGCTGACCTCGATGCCCATGAGGATCGCGCCGGCGTGCTGCAACGCCTTGCGCGGCACGGCGACGCGGTACGTGGCCGTGGGGGTGCCGAACACTGCCGGCATGCTCACGCGGTCGCCCAGCCCGCTGCCGGGCGTGGTGTTGTATGCGAGCGCGACGGTGATGCCGGTGGTGTCGGTGATGGGGGTGCCGTTGTCGGTGAGTTCGACGGTGATGGTGCGGCCGTTGTTGTCGCCGGCGTTGAGGCGTATGTCTGCGATGTAGCCGTTGGCTAGGTCGAGTTGGATGGGTTCGCCTGTGGCTTCGCGGAAGCTGTCAAGCGTTGCCATTGCCGTCGTCCTTGTTTTCGAGCTGGCTGCGGAGTTCGGCTATCTGCGCGTCCTTGATGTCGCACATGGCGGCGAGTGTGGCGATCTGCCGGTTCGCGTCGGCGAGTTGTTCGGAAAGCTTCTGCGATACGAGTCGGTCGAAGCTGACGTACTGCTGGTCATCGTTCATTTTTCTACTACCTTTCATCTGGTTATTGGTTGCGGCATGAGGCTTGCGTAGAAGCTTTCCTCGGCGTTGTCGATGGCGTTGGCGACTCTCTTGTCCGAGAGCAGGTCGGAAAGCGCCTGTGCGTCAACGCAGGACGTGTCTATGCCGGTTTCCGTGTCTGAGTCTTCGAGGGCGTATGTCGATACCGATTGCGCCTGTTGCGGGATGGTTGGTAGGTGCATGCCTTTTCTGGTGTCGTTGCGGGCTACAGTCAGCGGATCGTTCTGGACGGTTCCGTCATCGGCGAGCATTGACATGTCCGCCGCACTGTCGTTCAGCGCCGCTTCGAGTGCTTCGTAGGCTTCCGTCCAGACTCCCCGGCCGGTCGCTGGATCGTATCGTGTCGTGTCTTCGACGCCTTGCATTATCGCGGCTACGGCTTCGGTTGTGGATCCGAGTCCGAGCAGCGCCGTCCAGGAGGCGATGGTTTCCGGCGAGAATACAAATTGCTGGTATCCGTTGATGGGTTCATCGCAGTTGACGATGATGTTCCCATCGCTCATTGTCATGGTTTGTCTCATGTTCGGTTTTCCTTATTTGACGAGCCATCCGAGGGTTTCGCAATACATGTCGACGGAACATGGGTTTCGGTCGGCGTTGTACAGTTGGATGTCCCATCCGGATTGGCCTCCGGTGTTTTTGACGTGCATGATGATGCCGCCCCATTCGCCGTCGGCGTTTGCGACGGCGTAGTATCTTCCGTATTTGGCTGGGGACCCTGTGGAGAAGTGCACGGAGACGCTTGCGCCGACCGATATTGATCCGCCATTCGGTTTCCATGCCTTCCATGCCGCGGATCCCACGAACGTGTGACGGTTCGTGTATCCTCCGAGAAAACCACCCATGTAGAGGTATCCCGTGTTGATGTCAGCCTTTACACCGACGACGCCGTTCGGATCCCATGATGCGATCTCCGCGTATGTGTCCAAAGCGTCGGTCGCAGGAGAGGCGAGGGACACCAGTCTCGCGCCGGAGCTTTTCGCGTCACTGGACGCCACGCTGTAGTCGCGCAAGGCGAGCGCTTGGAATATAGCCTCTTTCTTGTTGTTGTTGTTTTTCGTGCTGCCAACTCGCACGAAGGCGCCCGGATCGGTGTCCGCCCGACTGCCGCCGTTGAACGTCAGCGTCGAGATCTCGCCCAGTTCGGAATTCGTGGACTCGGCAGCGATGTATGGATGCTGCGCCGCCGTGGTTGCGTGGATGAACGAGATGCCGGCGCCGGTGATGTCGGCGGTTCCGCCGACTGGTGTCTGCTTGAAGCTCGGGCTCATCAACAGTCGTGAGCCGGACGTGCCAGTCTGGAAGGTGCCGGTGAGCGTGTTGTGGCTGCCGTTGCCGTCGAGATGAATCGTTTCGACTCCGTTCGCGTCGCTCATGCTGAAGATTCCGGAGTCGAGGTTCCAGTAGCTTCTCGCTCCGCTGATGATGCCGGACCGCAGGTATGTGGCATTGACGTACAGCAGGTTGTTGCTCATGTAGAGGCCTTGGAGTTTGCCTCCGTCGGTGAGCTTGTTGAAGATGTACTGCTGTGTGAGCGACTTTTCGAACGTGTTCACATGGCTCGTGGCCGTGTTGTCGGCATACGATTTGGCGGCTTCGAGCGTGCTGGTGTCGCCGTCGGCTGCCGCCTTCTTGGCGGCTTCGAGGGCCGCGTTCGCCTTGTTCGTCGCGTCCGTCGAGGCGGCTTTCTTGGCGTTGGCTTCCGCGCTGTTCGCCTTCTTGGTAGCATCGGCGGCCGCAGCGGATTGCGCGGCGTTTGCTTTGCTTGCGGCGTCGGCCTTGGCTGAGGTGAGCGTGTCCGTTCCGATGCCGTCGGCGTACTTCTTGGCCGCCGCCTCGGCTTCGGAGGTGAGCCGCTGCGCCGCCGTGGTGGTGGCGAGGTCGCTCGCCTTGTTGCCGGCAATGGTACTGGTTCCGGCCAGTCGAAATTCGCCGGTGGTCATGTCCCAGTACTGCAGGCCCTTCTTGTCGGTCAGGATGCCCGCCTTGACGAGGTTCGCGTCCAGGACGCCGGACTTGACGTAGGACGCGTTGGCATACAGGTTGCCGTTCTGCATGAACAGGCCTTGGATCTTGCCGTAGTTCGTGAGCCGGTCGAACACGCTCTTCTGGCCCAGAGACTCGTCCAAGGCGTCCACGTACGCCTGCGCCGCCTTCTTCGCCGCCTCGAGGGCCGCGTTCGCCTTGTTCGTCGCATCCGTGGAAGCCGACGCGAGGGCGTCCTTCCTCGCCTCGTCGACCTTGGACTGCGCGTAGTCCTTGGCCGCCGCGAGGTTGTCGAGATCCGTCTGGTCTGACTCACGCTTCATCTGGTCGGAGTACTTCTTCGCCTCGGCGAGCGCTGCCGCCGATGAGTCTCCGGCGATCGCGTCGACCGTCTTGCCGCCGACCGTCGTTCGGGCGGAGAGTTTGAAGTCGCCGGTGTCGAGGTTCCAGCTGTTGTAGCCGGCGGCGTCGGAGAGCAGGCCTGTGTAGATCGCGTCGGCGAAGAGTCCTTTGCCGTTCGCGAGGCTGCGCCAGTTCCAGTCGCCGTTCGCTTTCCTCGAGTTTGCGCAGCGCCAGTATCCGCCGCCGATCTGGATGACCTGCGTGGGGTTCTGGTCGATCGGCTTGTCGTACACGTAGATGCCTTGGCCGGGTTTGAGGTACGTGTATCCGCCGGTGGCGTTCATGATCTGGTTGATCCGGTCGATGAGGTCCTTCATGTACGGGCCGGTGCCGCCGGCGGCGCTGTTCCATGCGCCGGAGTTGGATACGAGCTTGTCCAAGGCCTGCTGTTGGGCGGCCATGCGCTGCGTGTAGGATTGCCGGATGTTGCCGAGGGTGATCTTGGTTTCGGCGAGGCTGCCGGCCAGGTCTTCCTCGATCTGGAGGATGCGGCCTTCGAGGCGCAATGGTGTGGCGAAGCTGGTGTCGATGATCTGCACGCTGTCGCCTACGTCCGTGCCTTCCGGGCTGTATCCGGCTTGGCCGAGTGCGGTCACGTCGGCGGTGTAGGAGACGACGGGCGTGGTGCGGGTCTTGAGCGCCGCTTTGGTGAGGTTTAGGAGTTCCTTGGGGTCTTCGCAGTCGGGGAAGTCCACGCTTGCTTCGCTGTGGTGTTTGGTGCCGTCGGCTCCCACGATGCCCCAGTTGGCGAGCGCTTGGTCGTCTTGGATGTAGGGTTTGCCGTTGTTGACGTCGGCGAAGCTGATTTTGCGGCCGTAGCCGCCGGTGGGCTCGCCTTCCTCGTTGGTTTGTTCGATGCCTTTGCCCCAGCCGTAGAGGCGGGTGATGACGTCGCCGGCGTCGATGTCGCGTTTGATTTGGGTGAGGTCTTTGCCGTATTCGAAGCGTTTCGTGCTCGTGGTTTGGCCTCGGTGTTCGACGAGGTGGATGATGCGTTGGCCGATGCGGTTGCCGGTCGGGTCGGGCTGGTATTCGGTCTGGGCTTCGAGCCCGTAGGTGTCGGCGGTCTTCTGGACGGCTTCGAGTACGGTGCAGTGGTAGAAGGCGAGGTCGGCGATGCGGGTGCGGGTGCCGGTTTCGACGGTGCCGACCGTCCACCGGGTGCCTTCGAGGGCTTTGGCGAGGCAGGCTTTGGCGTTCGCGTTGCGGTTGCGTTTGTCCTCGATATAGGTGCGGGACAGTTCGGCGATGCTGCCGGTGCAGTAGGCGACGGTGACGGGCATGCCTGCGGCGCGGGCGGTCTGGGTGGACTGGCACAGGTATTCCGCCCATCGACCCGTGCTGTCCTTGAACACGATGCGTTCGTCCTTGTTGATCTCGCCGATGGTGGTGATATCAAGGGTGTCGGTGCCGTCGGTGGCGCGGGTGCGGATGGCTTTGATGGCGTAGGGCAGGTCGCCGAGCGGGTTGCCCCAGCGGTCGAAGATCATGTATCGCATGAGTGTGCTCCTAGATGAGTGTGAGTGGCCTGTACGCGAGACTGGCGGCGGTGGCTCCGGTGAGGGTGAGCGTGTTCAGGCCGGGCAATAGGGGGAAGTAGTCGGATTCGAGTGTGGGTGTCATGAGGTTGCCGTTGACGCGCAGCTCCCGGTGGTCGGGGTCGGTGTCGATGGAGATGCGTCCGGTGATGGCGGTGGTGGACGTGACGGCGAGTTTGTGGCCGTGCGCGTCCTTGATGCTGACGGTCTTGGCGTCGGCGGCGGGGGTGAGCGTCCATGTGGGCCAGCATGGCCGGTTGCCTTTGACGTGGATCGTGTTCGCGTCCGTTTTGAGCGCGATGGATCGGCTGCGGCCGATCAGGTAGGGGTGGGCGTCGATCTCGGCTTGCACGAGGGTGGCGATCTGGTGGTCGCCGGCCCATTTGTCTTCCCACGCGCCGAGGCTCATGCGGCCTTGGTATTCGCCGGGCAGGCTGCGCCATGAGAGTGAGACTATGGTGCCGGCTAGGGCGGCGAGCCGGGTTTTGGCGGCGAGGATGTCGTCTTCGCCGCCGATGGCGTACAGGCTGAGCGTGATGGCGCGGTCGCCCATGTACGCTGCCCCGGTCGGGTCGGTGAGGGTCAGGTCGAGCCGGCCGTCGCGGCCGGGCATGTCCTGCATGCTCAAGGTCGATTTGGCGGCGTCGATGGTCACGCCGTCGGAGGTCAGGGACAGCATCATGCGTTCCAGCGGGACGCCGTTGAGCGTGGGGTCTTCGACATGCGGCAGGCGCATGCGTCGCTGGTAGAGCATGATGCTGTCCTCTCTGGTTTTAACGGCCTCTCATGGCGAGGCTGTTGAGTTCGTAGCTCATGGGTTTGGCGAGTTTGCCGGCCATGACCTCGCCGCCACGGTCGTTGAGGTTGAGCGTGATGCCGGCGGCGAGGGCCGCGTCGATCGCGTCGATGATGTCCTGTTTGGTGGCGTATTCGCCGGACTGTTCGTCCATCGTGTACGCGATCCGGCCGCCGTTGACGGTGCCGTGGTATGCGAGCGGGGTTTCGAGCATGTTGGTGTCGGTCTTGAGGCTGACGGTCGGGATCATGTCGGTGAGTCCGTCGATGCTGTCGGCGACGAGGCCGCTGGCCTTGTCGATGCCTTGGGCCATGCCGGCGGGTATCCATTTGCCGACCTCGTCGCGGAAGATGCGTGACGGGCTGTGGATGCCGAGCACGCTCTTGGCCCAGCCGACGAGGCTGCTGCCGAGGTTGCTGATCGTGTTCCTGACCCACTGGAACGCGCCGCCGATGCCGTTGATGAGGCCTTGGATGACCTGACGGCCCGTGTCGTACAGCCATTGGCCCGCGCCGCTGACCGCGCCGAGCACGGTGTCGCGGATGCGGCCGACGGTGGCGGATACGGATTGGATGCCGTTGGACACGGCCGACGTGATCCCGTGCCAGATGTTTCCCAGGAACGAGCTGACGCTGTTCCATACGCTCGTCCATACGCCGCTGATGGCGTTCAGGACGGTCGAGATGGTGTTGCGCACATTCTGGATGCATGTGGACACCACGCCGCTGATCGCGTTCCAGATGGTGGACGCGACGGACCTGACCGCGTTCCAGACGCTCGTCCACACGCTATTGATCGCGTTGAGGACGTTGCCGATCGTGTTCCTGATGCCGTTGATGATCGGCGTGAAGAACGCGACGATGTTGTTCCAGATGTTCGTGAAGAACGTGCTGATAGCGGTCCATACGGTGTTCCAGACAGCCTTGATTCCGTCGAGGATGTTCGACAGGAACGCTTTGATGCCGTCCCATGTGGTCGTGAAGAACGATTTGATCGCGTCCCATGCGCCCTGCCAGTCTCCCTTGAGCAGGTCGAGGAACACGACGATGACGGTGCGGATCGCGTTCACCACGGTCGAGATGTAGCCGCTTATCAGCGTGAAGATCGTGTTGACGACGTTGTAGATCGCCGTCCATACGGTGCTCCATACGGTGTTCGTGCTGTTCATCTGCTGGGTGATGAACGAGAGTATCCAGCCGAACACGGTGTCGATGCCGTTCTGGATCGCCTGCAACGGGGCGACGATGAGCGCGCCGATGACGGTGAACACGTTGACGATGAAGTCCCGGACGCTGGTGAAGATCGTCGTGGCGGTCGTGCTGATGCCGGTCCACACGCCGGACAGGAACGTGGTGATCGACGTCCACGCGCCGGTGACGCCGCCGCTGATCGTCTGCCATAGGCCTGCAAAGAAGCCGGCGATGCCGTCCCATGCGGATTGCACGCCGCCGGTGATCGTCGCCCATAGGTTGGCGAGGAATTCGCCGAGCCCGTTCCATAGGTCTTGCGCGGTGGCGACGATCGTGTTCCACGTGTCCGTGAGCCATGAGGTGAACGCGGCCCATGCCTTGCGGCCGACCTCGGTCTGGGTGAAGAACCAGACGAGCGCGGCCACGACGGCCGCGATGGCGACGGCGATAGCGCCAATGGGGTTTGCCGCTATGACGGCGTTGAACGCGCCCTGCACGGCGGTCGCCATTTTGGTGGCGGCGCTCCACGCGGTCTGAGCCGTCTTGACGAGGCTGAGGCTGGAGCCCATCTGTTTGAGCATTTGAATCGGGCCGCCCAAGTCCATCATGAGCATGATGCCGTTGCTGATGCCCTTGGCGGCGGTCGTCACCGTGTTCATGGTTCCGGTGAGCGCCTGTAGACCGCTGTTGAGCGCCTGATAGCCCTTGACTGCGGCGAACGCGGTGCCGATGCCGATGATGATGGGCGCGAGTTCCTTGCCGTGCTGGATGAACCAGTTGAGCGTGTCGGCGACGAGTTTGATGCCGTCGGCGAGACCTTCGGGAGGGATCATGTGCGCCCAGTCGATGACCATGTTGACGACGCCCATGATCGCGTCCCTGATGGTGTCCCACGCGGATTTGAACGCGGTGATCGCGCCGTTTTCCTCCAGTTTGGAGTAGAGGCGCTGGAACCAGCCGATGAGCCCTTCGATGCCTGCCTGGACGACGGGCACGGCGTTGGTGACGCCGTCGGCGATCCAGCTCATGCCGCCGGTGATGGCGGGTTTGACGCTGTCGAGCACGCTCGCGCCGAGCTTGACGAACGCGGCTTCGAGGTTGCCGGTGGCTCCCTCGATGGTGCTGGCGGATGTGGCGGCTTCCACGGCGGCGTCGGTGAAGCCGAGCGACATGATCGCGTCGTTGAATTCCTGCGCGGTGATCTGCCCGTCGGCCATCGCGTCGCGGAAGTTGCCGGTGTAGGCTCCGGCCTCCTTGAGTGCCTGTTGGATTTTGCCGCTCGCGCCGGGGATGGCGTCCGAGAGCTGGTTCCAGTTCTCGGTCGTGAGTTTTCCCTGGCCGGCGGTCTGCGTCAGCACCATCGCCACGGACTTGAAGGTGTCGGCGGAGCCGCCGGCGACGGCGTTGAGGTTGCCTGCGGCTTCGGCGAGCTTGTCGTAGTTGGGCACGCCGTTGGCGGCCAATTGGGCGGTGGTGTTGCGGATGTCGTTGAGGTCGTAGACGGTCTTGTCGGCGTAGTCCTGCGTGCTGGCGGTGAGTCGTTTGATCTGCTGTTCGCTGACGCCGGCGAAGTTCAGGGTGCTGGCGAACTTCTGGGCGCTGTCGGATGCGCTGGTGATCTCGCCGGACAGGCCCATGAACGCTTCGATGGCCTTGCCCGCGACGCTTTGCGCGATGCCGGTGATGACGCCGAGTTTCGCGCCGAAGCCGCCGGCGAAGCCGTTGCCGGCTTTGATGCCGGCGGTGTTGCCGGCGGTTTCCGATGCGCTGCCGAACGCCGATTCGATGGCCTTGCCGACGCCCTTCATGCTGGGCACGATCTGTACGAACGCGGTGGCGATCTCGATTGCCATGCTATGCCTCCCTGATGGTGGTGCGCGGTGCGGCCAGGTATGCGGCTAGTTGTTCGTCGTCCATCGCCATGACCTCGCCGCCCGTGGCTTCATGCCGGACGGTGCCGGGGCGTTGGAGTTGTCCGCGCCAGCGCGCGCCCTTGCGTGAGGCTTCCTTGGTTTTCGTCCAGGCGAGGAACGCGAGGCTGTCGCGGATGTCGGCGAGGAGGTAGGTTTGGTCGTCCCATGCGAGGCGCGGGTTGAGTTTTTGCCAGATGATGGACTGGCGGGGGAGGTTGGCGGCCAGTGCGGCCGCCCGGTTGGCGGGCAGTTCGCCAGTCCATATGAGGTCGGTGTTGAGCCCATAGAAACGCTGGAAGTCCGCTTCGAGCGCGTCGGGTGCCGTGGCGAGCATTCCTATGAGCGTCAGGAGTTTGGGGCGAGCTGTTCGAGGAGCTGGGCGATGAATTCGCTGACCTTGTCGATGCTCACGCGCCCGGTGTCGGGGTTGCGCAATGCGTCCTTCATGGCCGTGTACTGGGGGCCGCAGAGCTTCTTGAGGAAGGGGACGATGGCGAACGCGCCGGCACCGTTGCCGGACTGGGCGGTTTGGAGGTCGTAGAGGTATTCGACCATGTCGAGGTCGTCGAAGATCGCGGGGCTGACGGCGAGGGTGACGCCCATGGCCTCGACGGTCTTGGGCTGGTTTTTCGGGGTTTTGTGGTCCTGCGGCTGCTTGGCTGCCATATGCGTGTCCTTTCAGAGGGGTGCGCCCGCCGGACGGCGGGCGCGGGGTGGGATCACTTGCTGAGCGAGGCGGTGGCGACGTTGGCGATGTATTCGACGCTGGTGGCTCCGTTGATGAGGTCGCTCGGGTTGGCGCTCATGGTCACGCCGTAGCCGATGGCGTCGCCGGCGCTGTAGGTGGTGTCGTCGAATTCGGTGATGGTGCCGTCGGCGACGACGATGCGCTTGACTCGGTTGCCGGTCATGGCGATCTCGAACACGAGCACGAGGCTTTCGCCGGACGGGATGGCGTGGTAGACGGTGAGCTTGTCTTCGGTGCCGGTGACGTTCGCGGTGCCGAAGCGCAGTTTGAGGCTGGCTTCGTTGGTTTCGATCATGTTGAACTGCCATGTCTCGCCGTAGCCGCTGATCTCGGACAGCACCTTGATGCCGCCCATCTCGTTGATGTCGGTGGTGTCGGTGTCGGTGGCGTTGGTGACGCCGTCCTCCGACAGGTAGCCGACGCAGGTGTAGGTTGTCGGCAGGGCTGTGGTGGCGTCGGTCGGCAGGGCGGTTCCTGCGGGCGCGTAGTAGAGGCAGCCGGTCTTCTTGGGCTTGCCGAGGCTGACGTTTTTCTTGTTGTTGTGGTTGGTTTCGGCCATGATGGTGCCTTTCGGATGGTGCGGCGTCGTCTTATTGGGCGGCGGCGTCGAGCTGGATGGTGATCTGGTATCGGGGCTGGGGCGGCGGGCCGGGGTCGGGGAAGTCGATGACGCTTTCCACGGTGACGGCGGCGATGGGGTCGAGCAGGTCGAGGTCGAGCAGTCGGGGCAGCACTTGGCCCGTGGCGAGCTGGGCGGCTTGCCATCGGGTTTCGGCCCAGACCTGCACGGCGATGGTGGGGCGGCTGCTGTATTCGAGTTCCCGGCCGCCTACCCGTTCGATGGTCACGAACCGTTGCGGGCGGTCGGCGGGGACTTCGAGGTATGCGGTCAGCCCGTCGCCGTTGGGGTCGGCGTCGATCCAGTCCTTGACTGTTTTTTCGAGGTTGAGCGCCAAGTCAGCCCACCGCCTTGAGCAGTGTGTTGTGTTTGGCGTTGTCGTAGGCGGCCGCGCCGCTGCCCTTGGTGGTGGCGAGTGCGACCGAGCCGTGGTCGGTGGTGCGGGCCACGGCGTGGTCGTAGTGGGCGTTTTTGGTTTGCGCCAGCTCGTTGGCCGTGTCGGCGATGCGTTTGGCCTGCTCGGTGATGGCGTGCATGGCTCCGGCGGATTGGCGGATTTGGCGGAATCCTGCGAGGTTGAGTTTGACTTTCGCCATGTGTTGCGCTCCTATCCTCTGGTGTCGGCGAGTTCGACGGTGAGGTTCCATCGGGTCGGTGTGAGGCCGCCGTCGTAGGGGCGGGGGTCGCCGATCACGGTGTATTCGACGCCGTCGATGCGTGCTTTGGCTCCGCGCAGGCTTTGGTAGGGCCATGCGCGGGGCATGTGGATGGTTTTGGCGACTTGGATGCCGTTGGGGCGGGTGCTGTCGGTGAGGTTCGACTGGGAGCCGTCCTGTATGAGCACGTCGTCGATTTGTTCCTCGTGGGTGTTCCAGATGATGCCGCCGCCGGGGTCGTGGCCGGCCGGGGTGCGGTGGATGAGGGTGATGGTTTCGCCTCTCACGTCGCGCCTCCGGCCATGTCGTAGGACCATGCCTCGCCGTCGCCGCCCAAGGCTTCCTTCTCGCTCGTGGTGAGGTAGAGGTCGCCGGCGGGGTTGGCGTAGCTCAGGCTTTCGCTGTAGCTGCCGGCCGTCTGGGTGCTTTGGGTGACGCCCGACATGTCGGGGCCGGCCTGCATGGCTCGTTTGACGACCATGCAGGCGATGCGCTTCAACGTGGCGGGCTTGGCGGCGGGCCAGCGCGGGCAGGTGGTGCGGATCAGGTCGGATGCGTCCGCGAGCAGCGCTTCGGCGCGTTTGTATTCCTCGCCGGTGAGCGCATGCCAGCGTGCTTCGAGGTCGCCGACCTGCGCGAACGGCTTCTCGTCGTCCGTTTCGTCCTCTCCCCCGCCGGCCTGCGTCACGGTTGTGCCGTCGGACAGGTTGAGCGGGGTGCTGGGGTATCCGTCCATGCGGGGTCTCCTTAGGCGAGGATGCCGGCGGCCTTGAGCTTGGTCAGCGTGGAGTTGACCTTCGCGATGATGGCCGCCGAGTCGGCGCTGGCGGCGAGCTGCGCTTCGGCCACCTGCTG